ATGAGTTATAAGAAGGAGGATAATGATATGAATCCCTAGTGTAATGCTAGGCTAGCAAAGAAAAGAGGTCGCAATGATGTATATATTTATAACAGTATTCATAATATGTTTTATAGCAATGATATTTGATGTTGATAATGTAGATCCTCAAGTTATGAAAGAGGTGAAAAGAATTATGAATGAAAGAAATGATAAAGATTAAAGAGAAAAGAGGTCGTAATGATAGAATTTTTAAATAATCAGCCAATACCAGGTGTAGAGTTAAATATAGTGCATCTAAGTATGCTGATAGTACTAATAATAATGTTATATTTTACCTTTAAAAATAAGCATAGGTAATGTATATTTGTCAGTTCATTAAATAAGGAGATAATAAGTGAATAAAGCAATGATAATAGGAGGTATAGTTGTGTTGGCAGGTGTAGCATATCTTGCAGTTTCTAATTCAGGATGTGAAGTAGAGCCAGCAATGACTATAGAAACAGCTACAACTTCAGAAGAATGTGTAGAGGTTAATGGTAATTGGGTAGATACAAGTAGCAATGAATCATGTACTGCTGCAAATGGATTATGGGAAGAAGATGCATGTTCCATTGGTAGTTATTGTGAAGCATTAGCTGAAGAGTCAGAAGATACTGAAACACCAGCTGAAGATACTGAGTCAACTGAGGGTCAGTAATAATAGTTAAATCTAATAATTGGGGAGCTAGTATTAATATTGGTTCCCTTTTTATTAACAATTGGGAGTCTAAATGAATAGATATAGTGTAATATTAATGGGTGTAGATTGGTCAAAAGCTGCAAAGCTTAAGGCAATGAAAGATATAAAGTTAGAAGATCCAAGAGTAGCAAAATATATAGAGAGCCTAGACAAAATGTATAAGATTATTTAGGCGACCCAACAGGGAGTTTGATAAGCGTCATACGTGTAAAAGCTCCCTATAAATTGGAGGGGATATGAAAAAATGGGGGAAATCAAAACTTAAATATTGTCCTATAATAAAGAAAGTATGGCAGATAAGTAATAGAAATAACAAAGAAGACATACTAGTATTATATGATAATATGCCTACCTATGGACTTGACAAAGAGCAAGCTCCAACAGATTTAAAGATAAGAAAAGCTTAGTCCAACCTGAGATATGTCTTAATTGACTCCAAAGGGTACGGATAATGACCTAGATATTCTCGAAAAGTAACTTGGTGAACGTTGCGTAACAGTATATCAATAAGGGTCGGGGGACGACATGATGATCACTAAAAACACCTCTAAATAACAGATGGTTCGCCCCAAAGAATTAAATAAAGGAAAAATCATGAATAATAAAAAAGATAAAAGAGATCTAAGCGATATGAATTGGCAAGATCAATCTTATCATTGGGAAGAAGTGCCAGATGAAGATCTATGGGAAGATGGTGAATTAGATTCAACTGGTGTTGCTGTTAAAATATATTCTAAAGTATGTAGAATAGGTGATTGGAAGTTAATAAGAGAAACTGATTTTACCGATGATAAAGATGATGGTAGAGACAGAGAATGGGAAGAATTAAATGACTAAAGTATATCAAATGTCTGAATTAGAACATAACGCCTTTATTGAGCATTGTAAATCAAGTGAAATATATAAAGTTGTATATATGAGAAAAGGCTTTTTAGATGCTGAGCCATCGCAAGATTCAATGGCTTGGATTCATTGGAGTAATCATCAAGATGAAGATCCCGAATCGTTCTTTACTGGTAAAAATGGACAAATTTATTGGGTTTATGAAACCAAAGAAATTAAAGTTAAAGGTTATAATAATGGGAAGGAGAATAAATGGGGTTATTAACTAAACGATGGACTAAAGTAGCAGAAGATGTTTTATTGGGAAGAAGAATATTGAAAGTAGAATATATGTCAAGTAAAGAGTGTAATGAATATATGTGGTATAAAAGACCTATTACTTTCATATTAGATAATGGAACAAGAGTTATTGCTCAAATGGATGATGAAGGTAATGATGGTGGTGTTTTAGCTTGTCTTACTGATAAAGCAGAAGAAATATTACCTGTATTAGGAGTTGAAGATGAGGAATGAAAAAGAAATATTAATAGCATTGACTGAAACACAATTATCTAGTGATGAAGCTGAATTATGGGATGAAGAATCAGAAATGTATATTAATAAAGGTTGGGAAAATGCATTATTATGGGTGCTTAACATGAAAAAAGAAAAGAGGTATAATTATGGGCAAAATAAAGATAAAAGTAGCGGATTTTCTGTCGAGAAAGGGCTATGATCTCGGATATACTGAAGATATGTTGCCAAATTTGCTGGATTTAGACATTGTTGATAAAAATGATATACCAGTTTGGAAATATATGGGATTTAGATCTGAAAAAAGTTATTATACTAGAAATAAGGGGAGCGCTTTGGCATTAAAAGAAGTAATTGAGAAATATGGTATGGCTAAAAGAGAATACTGGGAGGGAAAATGAGTTTTATTAAATTATTATTAGATGATGAGAATATTAACTATGAATTTAAACAAATCATGAGTCCTAATCCAGATAAATGCAGTATTTGTGACAAACAAGCTGTAGTTAAGAATGCAGATAAACCATATTGTGTAAAACATTATAAAAAGGAGAAGAAGAATGAATCCATATCAAGAAATAAGAAAAGTACCACTTGATTATAGTGGTATAACATCATCAGCTTTTGCAGTTCAAAGGTTAGATGAAGAAAAGGGATGGAAAGAAGCAGGAGTGGTAGGAGCACATTATATGTTATTACCAAACCAAGAAGTAAAAGATATTGCAGATGATCTAGTTGAGTCGGCTTATATAGATTTTGAATTAGATAAAGAGTTTTTTAATGGTAAAAACTTTATGTTATCATATAAAGCTGTAGATAGCATAGCAACCGTTGATCATACTGCGAAAGATGAAGACATAGATAAATTAAATCTAGGTATTCAGTTCTGGAATAGTTATGACGGTTCAAGATCATTTGGATTTTCATTAATGTTGTATAGATTGATATGTACTAATGGAATGATGAGTAAGCAATATCTACAAAATCATAGATTTAGACATGCTCCTGGTTCTAAAGATTGGAATACACAGTTAGAATCTATGGTGCATTTATTAAATATGACACAAGATGGAGAGAATAATAGTGTAAATACTATGATTAATGGTATAAAAGAGTTAAATACTCGTATTATAGATGTTGAAGAGCTTAGTAATATTAGACACAATCATCTTAAAGACATACCAATAGGTACATGGGGTGAAATTGTGGATAAATTTACTGATCCTCGTGGTGATTATCATGATACTAGTAATGGTTGGGGATTACTTAATTCTGCTACAGATATATTGTGGCATAAAAAGAAACCAACACTTGCATCCTATAATCATAATGCTATTATAACAGATGGTATAATAAATGCAATTTGTGCTTAAATAAACAATTAGAGAGTTAGGTAGAGGTGAAAGGCAGTGTACGCCGTACATACCCAACGCTTAGCTCTCTAGTAAACTTAAGGAGATAAATAATGACAGTTAATTATTTAGAATTTCATATGGATTTAACAGGAAGAATACAAAGAGTAGATAAAGAAATACTTGAATATTTAATATTCAGAGTTGTTAAACATGCTCCAATGAAATATCATACCAATATAAAGCAAACTAATTCACATTTTGACCTTTCATATATGAGTAATGATAATATTAAGGATATTTGTCTAGGAGAAGAAATTAATATAAACCAATTAAAACGATTATATCAATTCCTAGAACTTGTATTAAAAGACCAATGGTATGATGGAGATGTGAATTCAACTAAGGAGGGAGAAGATGATTAACATATTAAAAGAAGTTAATGAAGATGTTACAGAATGTTGTGGTAGAACACCATTAATTGAAGTGCATGATGATAATTGTTGGAGTTTATGGGATTTTTGTCCAGATTGTTTAGATTGTTATGAATTAATAAATGCAAGGAATTATAAGAAAATAAGGAGAAACAATGGGTAGATATTATAATGGTGACATTGAAGGTAAATTTTGGTTCGGAATACAGTCAAGTAATGATGCAGACTTTTTCGGAGTAGAAGGAAATTATTACCATTTAGAATATTATTTTGACAAAGAACAGTTACCTGATATAAAAGATGGTATTAAACAGTGTGAAGCTAAGTTAGGAAAATGGAGACCTAAGTTAGATAAATTCTTTGACAAGAATAATGGCTATAACGAAGATATGCTTGAGGAACAAATAAAGCTTCAGAAAAGTGACTCAAGTAAAATATTATCATGGTATGCAAGGTTAATTCTAGGATTAAAGATAAAGAATTGCGTTGAAAAGCATGGAAATTGTAATTTCCAAGCTGAACTTTAATAAATGCAAGAAAATATAAGGAGAAAGAAAATGAGTAAAATTGATGATATAAGAAATAAAATTTCAGATTTAGATAATATGGATGATTTAAATACTATTAAAGAAATAGTTAAGAATCAAAGAAAATATTTAGCTCAGAAAAATGCTTTTGGATTAATTAAAGGTGATAAAGTTAAAATAACAGGCACTAATAGATTGGAAGAAGGTATTATTGAGAAGATAAATAGAACTAGAGCTGTAGTTATGGTAGGAAATGTAGGATGGAATGTTCCTTTTGAAATGTTAAGGAAAATCTAATGAATGAAGAATATTGGTTAGATAAAGCAGATGTATGGATAGAAAATCAAATTAAAGGAGATTATAATGACAATACAAAGTCAAAAATCAGTGGAAAAGTCATCAGGACCAGAAATTGGGTCACAAGAATGGGTAAAAGATTGGATGGAGAAACGAAAAGTAAAGAGAATTACAAAAGCAGCAGCATTAAAAGATCTAGGCGCATATCTAAAAGATCTCGGATATAAATATATAAGAGTATGGTATGAAGGAGCTGGTGATAGTGGTGAATGCTTTGAAGCAGAAGGTTGGAAGAAAGAAATAGACCTTACTAGTAAAGAAGGTAGACATTCTTGGCCTGAAGATTATCAACATAAGCCTTGGAATCATGATAAGAAAGATGACTTTGATGAATGGGAAGGTATGACTAGAAATCAAAAAGATTTAGATAGATCATATACTTTATTTAAGAAAAATCATCCAGATCAAAACCTTCAAAGTGAATTACACTGGGAACTTGTTGAACTTGTAGATTATGATTGGTATAATAATGAAGGTGGACAAGGTGAAGTAGTATGGGACTTAGAAAAGGAACAGTTTCGTGTAGATGGACAGCAAAATAGATATGCAGCTGTAGATGTAAAAGAAACATACTTTATGGATGGTAAGCAACCTGAAACTTGGTATGGTGATGAGATATATGAAAGATGAAAGCCTTTAATCATTGCAAATCAAGTGTAAAGTATTTTGGTGGACAGGAATTGGATTACCATAAGATTCATGCCTGGTTTGATGAAACTAAGAATAATTGGGCTGATATGAGACATAGATCTTTAAGACATCATTGTTTAGGTGTAAAATGGTGTGAAGATAAATTTGGAATAACAATAAAGAACTCTGATGGTAAAGAAATACCAGTACGTTCTATAGCAGAACAACACGTAAGAGAGGATCTAGGCTTTATTCCTACAGTTCAAGATTGGCTTAAAGAGATCAAACCAAAACCTTGGATGGCAAGTACCAAGAAGAATATTAAGAAAATGAATCTAATGTAAATTTAAGGGAGTAGTGTAGCGTGGATATCCTGACATCTAACTAAAAGCAACGTGTTGGACCTGCTTCCTTAATGAATTTAATGTAGTCATGTCAGTCACGGACTTTTAGTCTAAGAGAACCTGTATGGCGCTACTTCGAGCTTTAGACCTAGGCTAGTAGTTGCATTGGCTACATTAATAACTTTAAGGGGCTGCGTAGCGAGAGGCCTCGGAAACTCAACTAAATTTAGCTGTTGGGCCAGTCCCTTAAATAACTTGGAAAGTTTGTCCGAATTCAGTAAATTATAACCCCCTCAAAAAGGAGAATCATGAAAGAAAAAGAAGAAGTTAAAGGGATTCCTATCCCTAATTCAGTATTTGAAGATCGAAGACAAGAAGAGTGGAAATCAAAACATATAGATAAATTAGCAAGTGCATTATCTAAAGCACAAGCTGAGATGAAGGGTGCAAAGAAAAGTAGTGTTAATCCTTTCTTTAAATCTACATATGCTGATTTACATGCTGTAATTGAATCTTCAATCCCCTTTCTAAGTAAACACGGATTATCTGTAATACAAGGAAATGATGGGAAGCCTGGTGAATTTTATGTAACTACTATGCTATTACATGAATCAGGTCAATGGGTAAGATCAAAATTGAAAATGCCAGTAACTAAAGCAGATGCACAGGGTATAGGTTCTACTATAACTTATGGTAGAAGATATGGCTTATCTGCAATATGTGGTATTGCTCAATATGATGATGATGGTAATTCTATAAGAAAAAATAAATAAGGAGAGAAAATGGCAATTAAAACAATGTCTGCTTCCGTAGGTGGAAGTAAGTTTGAAGAAGGATGGCATAAAGTTATTATATCTAAAGCTGAATATGGTGTATATGAATCAGATATACCAGATGCAGATGATAAAAGATATTTAGATATGTGGTTTGAAGACTATCCTGATAATATGAATCTTCGTGCTTATGAAGTATTTAATAAGACAACTAAAGAAGAATTCAAAGTAGCTAATATCTTTAAATATGCTAATGCTGGTATAGTAGGTGTGCTTAAAGATCCTAATGGTAAGCATCCTTTAATTCAATTTGATGATGAACCTAAAGGCTTAATAGGTAAAGCTATAAATATCTATGTATACAAAGAGAATAAATCAGGTAATAGCTATTCTCGTGTATTTGATAGTATAGCTCCTATTGAACAAGAGGGTGAACATTTATCATTCAAAACTACAGATGTAGATTCTATTAAATCTGGAGCAGAGAAAAGAGTTAAGAATATGCTAGAGGCTACTAAAAAGTCAGCTAATGGTTTTACAGAAAAAGTTGATCCAGAGCCTTATACTAACCAATTCTAATAACTAAACATTTGATGAGAGCCAATAACTGGTCCTGTAAGTCCTGTAAGCAAAGCAATCTGCATAGGTAGGTCGCAAGCCCTGTTGGAATCAAGAAGATGAACTCCAACATAAATAAGTTCCTTGTAAGTCGCATCTTTGTAACAGGCAAAGGAATATGTGAGGCTCTCATTAATAAGGAGATGAGATGACAGTAAGAGAACATATAATAAGTAAATTAATGAATTTAGCATCAGGTGGATTGACAACATTCAAAACATCAGATATACAGGAATTAGCTTATATAGGTAAACATGATTTTGGAAAATTCTTAGGTAGCTCTGAAACATATACTAGAGAATTTAGAAGAATGAGAACTGATGGTGTATTAAAAGTTAGAAAATTAGACAGAAAAAATAGACAGCAAATATGGGAATTACGTGAAATACAAACTAATTTTCCTAATGATGTTGTTTAAATAAGGAGATAATATGATCAAGGAATATGCATTCGGATTAGCTAATAGGCATCACTTTGGAGATACTAATGATGTTGAGAAATATGCAGGTATGGCTCAAGATACATTTATGTCTTTATGGGATTATGATGGACATGTAGTTGATTATGTTAAAGAGAATGGAAGTTTATCTGGATATGATGGAATATTATATATGCCAGATGAATTTATCTTAGATGTTGATGGAGCTAATCCTAAACAAGCTAAAGATAAAACTATAGGACTAACTATAGAATTAGATGATTTATGTGTACCTTATCGTATATACTTTTCAGGAACAGGATTTCATTTAGGAATACCAGGCGATGCTTTCAGATGGAAGCCATGTCCTGACTTACATTTAAAAGTTAAGGATGAATTAAAAGCTAGAGGTATCTATGAATTTGCTGATCCATCAGTATCCGACAAGACAAGAATCATTAGAGTTGTAAATACATTAAATAGTAAATCTAAATTATGGAAAATTCCTATATCTCATAGTGAATTACATAAACCTATAGATGAAATACAGGCGTTAGCAAAAACTAAAAGAACTACAAACAAATGGACTGAATTAGAATGCGAACCAGTATTTGATGTATTAGAAAGAAAATCTGTTGCAAGTGATAAGAAGTTTGAATCTGTATCATTAGGGAAAAACCCTGATCCAGTATGGTATCCTTGTATACAAAAAATGATGGAAGGTGGAGCTCAAGGTTCAAGGCATCAACTAGCTTTAAGAGTAGGTGCTTTCCTGAGATGGAGATATCCAGAACATGTTGTTAGATTAGTGATGGAAGATTGGAGACAAAGAGTAGATCTTAAATCGCATCCTTTTACTAAAGCAGAAATGGATAAAATAGTTACTGATTGCTATGAAGGACATAATGGAAATGGTTATAATTATGGTTGTAGCGACGTACATATGAACAAACATTGTCAATCAACATGTAGACTATATAAATCTAAAGTTTCACAAAATACTATGGATGCAAATACTATGGAAAAGGAATTAGTAGAATTCTTAAATAGAAATCACAATCCTATAGATATAGGTGCTCCATATGGACAGAAATTTCCTGTTTATCCAGGGGAAGTTGTAATATTACAGGCTCCTCCAAAATCTATGAAAACAATGTTATTGCAGAATCTAGTTAATAGATTCAAACGTACTACATATTTCATGGAAATGGAAATGAGTCCAAGGCAAATGTGGATGCGATTTGTTATGATAGAAAATAAATGGTCAGAAGAAGAATTAAAAGACTATTATAGCAAATATGCAAATGGAATAAGCAAAAGCTTTGATTGGCTAACAGTTGATTATAGCAGCTGCTATCCACAGGAGTTGCATAAACGAATATTAATGCTGCCAAGAAAGCCTGAAATAGTTGTTGTAGATCACATGGGTTTATTTAAAACTCAAAAACATGATAATAATATGAAAGTAGAAGAAGTTTCACAATCATTAATGGAACTTGCTGTACAAAATAATATTATAGTGTTTGCTGTATCTGAAATAACAAAAACAGCTTTTACTGAAGGTATGAATATCGCATCTTCTAAAGGATCTTTTAGAATTGCATATAATGCTAATAAAGTGTTATCTTTAACACCTTATAAAGATGAAAATAATTTAATCAAATCTTTGCATTTAGAATGTACTGCTAATAGAGAAAGAGAAAATCTTGATCTTCATTTACCAGTAAAGAATGCATTAATAGGTGAAAATTAAATGTCGGAGGAGATTAGAGAGCCAATAACTGGTTCCGTAAAATGCTTACATATTTGATAGTCCCGAAACACAAGATAAAACAGTTTGCTATCCTTGTGTATGTAAGTCCTATACCTCGGTAGGGTGTAATAGCTTGTATCGCCAGCTATGTAGGCAAAGGAATATGTGAGGCTCTCTAGTTGACAGAAAGGAAATTATGGCAAAAGTACCAAGAGAGTTAAAGCGATTTAGAAAAATGTTAAGAAAAGTATATAGATTAGTGTGGGGAAGAAAGAAAAGGAAAAATGAAAAGTAAAAAAGTTGGAAAATGTATGAACTGTAACTATCCTATGGCATTAACTGAATGTAATGCTTCATGTAGAAATTGTGGCTTATCATACGGCTGAGACTTAGAAATGTCTAGGGTAGACGTAAAGTTAGAAAAAGATACTATAACAATTAAGGAAAAGGAATATGAGACTACTTGAATATTTTCATTTCATTACAAGAGATGATATAGGGATAGCTCAAAATCCAAAAGAAACTGATTATACACACTTTGTTCCTTGGACTAAACATAAAAGGCAAAGGTATGTATATCAATGCTATTTAAAAGGTAAAAAACCAATCAAATAAGGAGATATTATGGTTAGTAAGAAAGAAATATCAGATGCTAAAAAAACTGCTGAAAAATACGAAACAAAAAATGCAATTACAAAAAAAGATCTTGATGCTATGTGGGAAACAGTAGATGAAATGCAAAAAAATCTAGACTTTATTAATGCAAAATTAGCAAGAGTATTAGATAGAATGGGATTAGAGTAATGAGTAAAAATAAAAAACCTACAATGATGGAAGTAAAAACTGCTATAAATAATATATTAGTAGAAATGTCGCATATGAGCCAAACAATGAGAGCAATAGATTCAGCTTTAGCTTCTTATGTAGAATTTAAAGGCGATGAAGATAAATGGAGAAAATGGGTGCAAAAGAAAATGAAGGAGGCAAATGGAAAATCAGCTAAAAGCAGCAATAAGGGAAATAGAAAGACTAAAAAAGCAAAGTGATGAATATCTTGAAGAAATCAAAATCTTGAAGATGCAAATTCAACAAATTGAAGAATCTAAATTAGTAGTTCCAAGAAAAACAAATTCAATTGATCATATATTAAGAGCAGCTGATGAAGCTATGCAACGAAATATAGAAAAATTAAGAAGGGAGATGGAATGCCGAGCAAAAACAAAGCAAGAGGTAATAGGTTAGAGAGATTAGTCGTTAATCAAGCAAAAGAAGTAGGATTAGAAGCCATTAGAGCATATGCTAGCAATGGACTTTCTTTAGGAGAAGCTGAAGATGTAGATGTTAAAATAGATGGACTTAAAGGTCAATGCAAAATGCGTAAAAAGATCGCATCATTTATGAAGCCTCCCGAAAGTTGTGATATAGCTCTAATAAAAGAAGACAGGGAAGATACTTTAGTAGTTATAAGATATCCTGACTTTCTTGAAATGCTAAAATCAAGATTACATAATGGAGGGCAATAATGAAAGAAATATTTAAATACGGGAATCATTTAATACTTGGAACTTCATTAATTTATATAGAGCCAATTAAGAACTATTCTTTTATGGTCACATTACTTCTTATGCATCTTACCTTAGATTACAGAAAAAATGGTATTAAACTTGGATTTTCAATTGGAGATCACGGTTTATATCTTCGATTTCAAATAGGACTTAATTAGTTAATAAGATAATAAGTTTAGCCTGTATAAAAGCAGGCTGAACTATTGTCTTAATTCGTTTAATAACCGCATTAGATTTTCTTCACCAGCTTTAGAGATATCCCCAGACTTCAATGTTGTTTTTCTTCCTTTTTTCTCTTTAAATGGTTTATAGCCTGTCATTTTATGAATTCTTTCATTCCAAGTCTTTCTACTTTCTTTTAAATCGGCACGTGGATACCAACCTAATTCATGTCTAAATATATCAAGACCTCTCCCATCTCTAATAGCAGGACCAGTTTTAGTCACCCATCTTGCAAGCTCTGTATTAAGTCTATTCCAAAAATGTCTTTTTTCCCAAATATCTTGATCTGTTTTATGGAATCCTTCTTCTTCATAAAAATTAATATATCCTAATGCTATTTTTTGCCAATGTTTATCAGGCATTTTTAACCATCCGAGCATATTTAAACCATATAACATATCGCCCATAGCAGGACCAGTAAAGTCATTAACTACACCTCTTAGTTTTCCTTCTTTTTCCAATTCATCATCAGACTTAGTTAGATAATCTGCTAAATTTTGTATTTTTTTAACTGTATCATTTTCTAAACTATTTGTAAGATCTAAATTAGTAATAACTGATAAAGCTCCTACTGTCATATAAATACCCGCAAATCTCATAGCTTGTTTCATTTCAGGAGGAAGTCTTTCTCCTGGTTGTGCACTCATATCATATTGTTTAGACATTAAAGCATCTTTAGTCCCCTTTAATATTTTAGCTTGGAGATTTAAAAACGACATAGGGTAATGCATAAATTGAAAAGTTACTTCACCTAGAGCAGTTAATTTATCCCTGCCGCTCATTTTAGGTAATCCATCAACACCTAACTCACCTTTAGGAGCAGTTCCTCCAATAGCTCTAGCTTTAGCATGAGGAGCATATTCAAATGCGTACTTGTTTACCATTTTTAAAGCTGCTCTAGTAGCCATATCCTGTAATCTTTTATCATTTCTTTCAGGAGTTGTTACAACAGGCTCACCAGTTTGCTTGCCTTTTAAATTTTCATAAGCTTGAACCCAAGCAATTCTAAACATCCATTTTCTAGAAAAATTCTCAGTTATTCTATGAAGAACTAAACTACCACCTACTACTTTATCTATCATAGGATCTAATGTTTTTAAAACACCTTTATCTCTATAGGATATCTTATTTTTAATTGGATCATACACAATATCGCTTTGATTAACACTAGAAGGAATAAGACCTTCTGCTACTAATTCCTTGCCAGCTTCTGCAAATTTAAATCCTTGATCTGCCTCTATTGGGCCTAATATCTTTTCATAATGAGAATTATATTTTTTAATAGACCCCCTAGCAGATTTTACCCCATTTTCAGCAAAAAAGTATGCAGCACTAGCTCCATTTCTAATAGCACCTGTTACAGATAAGCCCATAGATTTAATAGTTTCAACTGCCATTATAGATCTTACTGTAGCATTAACCCAATTAGGCCTTTCTTGTAATCCCATTGTAGCTATTTGAAATGTATCATCTAAATATTCTCTCATACCTCTTATGAATTCTGGATTCGCATCTTCTTTTTGAAATCTTTTCATAGCAGGAATATATTTTTCTTGTATAAAATTTATTTTATTAAAAGCTATAACATCCTTAGAATATTGAGTTAAAACATGAAAAGGATTTTTGCTCCAAACATTTTGAAGTAACACATTTCTACCTTTAGCTGGATCTGGAATAGCTGTCATCATTTCAAGACCTTCTGTTATATCCCCTAAAGCTTGAATTCTTTCATCTTGAGTCTTAGAATCTAAAAGTTTTTTCATTTTAAAATTTGCTTCAACAATATTATCAATCATATAATGAGGGAAATAATCACCATTCTTTATACCATTTTCTACATTTTTTATAGCATCTTTAATTTTTTCAACATATTTTTCTCCTGTTTTAGGAAGAACAGGAGTTTCATACATCATTTGAACAACATTTTTCATACTTCCAAGTCCCCTAATTAATACTCCTCCCATATCATTTAAAAGATTTCTTGATTCTTCTACAGCCATTTGAAGATTTTTATCATACTTATATTTTTCTTTACTATATTCTTTGACAGGCATTTCCATCAATTTAACATAATCACCTACAACGTTTTCTCCATTATCTATAAATAAATTTTCATACTCTCTTAATAATTTATTATTATCAGCTTCAGTTCCCTCGCCTCTAAGAAGTTTTTCCTCTATCTTAGTCATATCTTTTAAGTAATTTTTAGCTTGTTTGTCAGATAATCCTTTTTGATTAATTAAAGCTTTACGTATATGTGTTGAAATATCTCTTGTATAACTTAAATAATGATCTGTTTTATTTCTTTCATAATTAATAACTTCATTTACTGATTCATAAAACATTCGAGTAACTGGAGAATAATTAGCAATAGCATCAGATACATAAAAGTTCTTTCTAAACCATCCTAATTTTTTCGATCTATAATTATGTTCAATATTATTAATCTCTGTTTTCATTCTTCTAATCATTCCATCAGTAAATTCAAAAGAACTATCAAAAGGAAGTTTAAAAAGATGCTCTGCTACATCATTAAGATAAAGCTCTGTTTTATAGTTTTCTACAGCATTGCCACCTATCTTACCTATATTTTGAGTAAGAATCTTTTTACCATTCCAATGCTTTATTATTTCATCGAACTTTTCATTATGTTTTCCATAAAAGCAACTATTCATATTTTTCCTTTATTTTCCACAATTTCCTATTCGTTTATCATAAGTATTTTCATTCCATTTATCAAACTGATCTCTAATTTTTCTTATTTCATATTCACCTTCAACACCACCAGTTCTTTCAGCTTCATAAGTAGAAAGTCCTAATTTTTTAAATTTTAATGCTAAATCAGGAGTAACAACACCTTCCATTATACTTAAAAATGTTTCTTTATGAATACCCTCTGGAATCATATATCTTTCTAAATATAGAGGACTAGGTCTTAATTTAAATGTCATTTCATTGTTCATGCCAGATAAATAATCTTTAATACCATTATATTCTTGAGCTAATATAGTTCCAATCTCTTTATATCCACGATCATTTAACCAAGAAAATGTATTTTCAAATATTTTTTCATTAATTTGCATATAAGGAAGATCAGATACTTCTCCTTTAACATAATGCCTTGTAAGTAATTTAGGTTTCATTAACATTTTAGCTTTATAATATATTAATGATTCTGCTTCATCTAAACCTTCAACTAAATGTTCTTCAGCAACTTGTGGCATATCTTTTTCATATTTTCTTTTAAAATATTCATCTAAAAGTAATATTCTTTTTCTATATTCTGCTTCAAAAATATCAGCAGTAAATCCTCTATTACTTTTAAAAGCTTTTATTGTATTACTCCAAGATTTAGTTAAAGTTGTATTTAACATATTGGCATCAGATGAATATTGGTCAAATAAAGACTTTTCTGTAAAATTAGGCATATTGTTATGAATATAATGCCAAGTGTATCCTTCTAAAGCTTTATCCCTTGATACTCTATGTCCAATAATAGGATTATCTAGTTTAACATATTTTCCATATAATTTAACTTTCCTTCCTTTTGAATCTTTTGCGAAAGTATTAGGATTAACCATTATAGGGTTATTAAAATTAATTGCTTTAAAGTTAGCAGCTTTAGTATTAGGATCTACTAAATTACCTTCTATTTTATATAATACTTGTTGTTTTTTATTCCCATTAAAATGGAATCTGCCTTTTCTAAAATCTGTTGTCCATAATTTTTGATTGTTACTAACATCCTCTAAAACCTGCATAGTTCTATATTGCTCTATATATTCTATAGCTGAATCTACAGCAAGTAATCTATCAGTTGTTTTATTTAATACATGCTTATTAGTATGCTTATATCCATATTGCAAGTCAAGCTTATCTTGTAAAAAACCTTTTTCTTGAGTTAGCATGCCATGCATTATAGATGCTTGTTCTGCATTCTGTAAATACTTTTGTTTACGCACATTAAAATACGTATCTCCATTCTCAATCATATCAGCCATATCAAATCCTAAAACTCTATACATAGAAAGCTGATCTATGAAATTTTCAGAACCTTCTTTTAATTTCTTTAAATCTCTTATACCCTTACCTTTATATGTCCAAGCAAAATCTATTTCGTTTACTTTATACATATCATTTTGAACTACTTCATCCATTACAAAACCAATATTAGATTTCCTAATTAATTCATCCACATTTGTAGATGCCTTAAATTTAATTGGTTGATCAGTAGGTTTTAGTTTTCCTTCTTTTGCCAATTTTTTAAATTCAATAATACTTTTATTATAATTTTCACCAAAAAATAAGTTAATAATTTGATTCATTTTTGCATTATCATTACTATATTTATAAACTAAACTTCTAAATATATATGTATTAGGATCTTTAAAGAATTTTCTAATTGTAACATACTGAGATTGTATATCATAAGCAGTAGGAGCTTTTCCACCTGCTTCACTATAAACTTGATTGAATATAGATGCAGGTCTTCTTAAAACATTCATAACTACATTAACTGCTTCTCTTCTTATATCTGTTTTTCCAAAGTTAAAAACTTTTCCTTGCAATTGAGTTTCGCCATCTCCATATAACATATATCCATAAGGATCTTTTGTTAATGTTTCATTAATTCCTTTAATAAAATCAACAGCACTTTGATTAGCCTTATCAAATCTTCTATATATATTTCCATGATTCATAATATCATGAACTCCAAAACCTAATTTGTCATCAATTTTTTCCAACCCTATTTCAAATCCAGTTAAATGCATCCATTCCAAAGCTGATTGAGCTCCTATTACTTTTCCTACAGCCATTCTCTCCTTAATAACAAGAGATTTATGTTTAGCTAAGCCATTTACAGATGAACTTCCAGCATGCATTAATTCGCCTTGAGCATTAGTATTAAGTTGAAATGGATTTATCTCTCTTATAGGAGATTCTAATACTGAATATTCTTCATTTATAGCAGCTTCTCTATAGGCTTTTTTAATAAACTCCCATTTAGAATTATTTCCTTTAAAAGTCCCAAAATCATACGTATAACGCATTTTATCACCATCCCAGTCAGCTTGAGCATTAGCTCTTGCATCATAAGAATTAACACCAATTGCAGTACCTATATCACCAGCTTGTATTTCATCCATAATTCTCGCTCTAACCTTTAAAGGCATAAAATCGCCTCTACCTTTTCTAGGTCCACGTTCCCCACTTAAAATAATTGAGAATCCATTTTTTTGTAGATCATATTTTTTAGAAGTATATAAACTTTCTATAATACTTTGAACACCCCAAAGAGATGGGCGACCTGTTTCACTATTTATTACTGTTTGCATATCTTTTCTTTTAGATTTACCAGCTAAAATCAAATCAAGATATTCAATAAAACTTGTAACTTTTTTAGGAGCTTTATTAGTAGTTTTTATATTATACTTAATACCTTTAGCATCTTGAATATCAGTAACATATCCTTCTTTGGTATAATCATTTATTGCTGTATACATTTCAAATTTTTTATCACCTTTTTTAGCACTATCATATCGAATTAAATAATCTACATCATCAACTCTTACTGAATAAACTAACTCAGAAGCGCTATGGACAGGCATATATTTTGCATCAGCTCCTATTGTAGCTTCTCCTAATTGAATTCTTACAGCTCCAGCAGGCTCTATTCCCCCAGTAAGTACATTATTTGGATTATATAAATCTACAGATAATGGATTTTTAGACTTTAAATCAGGAGTCATAAATGAATATGCAAATTTAGGATTTTTTGGTTTTAATAATGAAGGAAGTGTTTGATTTTCAAACATTTTTTGTATAGCTTTCTTTACTACACTATTAGAGCTATTAAAGCCCATATTATACATATCTCGTGCGAAATTAGGCATTTCTTGTTCAAAGGCAGGACCATATTGTTCCATTTGTCTAGTTATAACTAAACCAATTTCATTTTTAGCTTGATTTTTCATAGCAACGGAAATACCTTTTATTTCATCAACTTGATTTTGAAGTCTCATCCATCCTTCTCTAACACCTATAACAAGATTTTCAGGCATATAATGAGTATGAGGATGAGGAACAGGAGCACCTGCAGAAACATGACCTCCAAATCTTAATCCCACACCTTCTAAAGAACCTCTTATAATATTATTATCTGTTAAAAATTCTATATCTTTAACTAAATCTCCATTTTGTGATACTCTTGCAGTTACTTCTTTAGAATCTAAAGCAAGACCCATTTTATTTTTTGCTGCACTTTCACCCATTAAAAATCTAACACCTCTTTTTTCCATAGAATTTGCTATCTGAGGATCAAAAAGAAATAGACCTTTACCAAAAAGAACATACTGCATATTATCTGCAGAAGTTCTAGCTATAGAGCCTTTGAATCCATTTGCATCTATACCTGAATTAAGTAATAATTTCATTAAATTAAACATATCTCTATCTATATATATAGCTCCATCAATAGAGGATTGATCCATAGTCAACTTAAATCTATCTGCATTTCCTGTTCTTTTAGATAAATGCTCTTTTAAAGTCTTATTTTTTACATCAGTATTTATTTGACTTAATATTCTTTGACGAACCATAAAAGGATTTGCTGCAACTTCATCACCATAAAATCCATAAAGTATACCCTTTCCACTTCCTCCCTCTATAGTAGTTTTCAAATCATTCATAATTCTTTCAACCGATCTTAAGACACCTTTTCTTATTGTGGTATTTGGATCAGTTCCTAATTCAGTTATTAATCTTTCTAAAGTAAACTTATCGGGAATAGATTTTAAAGAACCTCCTTCAGCAAGCTTAGCATATTTAATCATTTTTAAAGCTAAATCATTGTGCCCTTTTGGATTAGTAAAATTAGTTATAGCTTCATGAGTCCATAGTTTATCAAATGCAGCCATATTTAAACTAGAATGATATAAAGCTGCTATTTTTGCCTCCATACTTAAAACTTTAGTAGGATCCATTGCTCTTCTAAAATTAGCCAAAATATCTAATTTACCTTCTTTAGTATATCTTCTAACCATTCTACCATAAAAAGCCTCATAAGATTGATTTAATGCATTTATAGATTTAGCATTTTCTACAAAAGCTAAAGGATTTGAAAATGAAACATCAATAAACCTAAATTTAGATTTTCCATCAATAACTAAATCTCTTTGTATATGATCAATCTGAGATAATACACCCCCTCTTCTTATTATATCTCCTATATATTTATCACTAGGCATATTTATAGGACCTATTTGTTTTTCAAATAAAAATTTAATTTCAGGATCTACGCCTAAATCAGGAGTCCATCTTCCATTTATAATACCAGATTTTTGAATAGTAACTAATTCTACGCCCATATCGTTTAATTTATCTAAAACTTTATTAGCAGGAGTATTAAATACAGCATTATCTTGAGGAGCTATAATTTCTCTAACTAAATACACTTCTCCATCAATAACCTTTTCAGTAAATTTTATAGATGTTCTTTCTACTGTATTATTTACAAGAAAAAATAAATTAGCTAAATCATTATCTACAAGATTATCAGCTTTTAAATCATCTGGTATTCTTTGTTTTAATTCATCAAATTTGCCTGCTTTTAATAATTCCACTACTTTGCTTGAAAGTGTATTAGGATTATGCGAGTCAAGTAAATTATATTTTTTACCAATATCTAATCTAGTTTTAGTAGGAGTATCAGCAGTATTTTGAAAGAAATTTTCATAAGCTCCCATTAGCGATTTTTGGTCTAATAAGTTTACTTCAGTTCTACCTGCATATGTCTGCATTAAACCTGATGCTAATTCATTAAACGATCTATAGCTTTGAGTTTTTAAATATGTTTCAAATAATTCTTCTAATGATATTTTTTGTTTAGTATTTCCAGTTAAAATATTCAAATTATCTACTAATCTAGCATGATCATTAACAGCAGACCATTTAAAGCTTGTACCTTTTTGAACTATATGAACTAAATATTTTTCTATTTTTCCAGAAGCAATTTTTTCAGAACTTATCATATTTGTAATAGCTGCATAAACACTTGTTCCTTTAGCATATTCTTGAATAGTTAAATCTAATAATTGGGCATTATCTCTAGCTCCAATAATACTATCTATAAGAGTTTCATATTGATTTTTAGCTTGTGCAGGTAATTTAGTTAAAAATTCATCTGCTATCTTATTAGCCTCAGCTTTAGCTTTTTCTCTTGCATTTGAATAATTTTTTTCTGAAGGACTATATGCTATATCTTCCTGTCTAACTTTACCAATAGGTTTTCCAAATATTTTTACATTATAAGATTCTTCTACAGGATCCCATACTATTTCTTTTTGTTTCATTTTATCAGCAAAGCCTGGGATAAGTCGTTTTAAATTTTCAGCATTTTTCAAAGCTTCTTCGTAATTCGTAGCCTTTAAATTTTCATTTAAAAGTTTTAATTCATCTAAAGCTACTTGCTCATCATATGATAGAACTTTCTTATTTTTTATTACATTAAGAATATCAGTTTTAACCTGCTTATTATAAATTTCTGGTATAGTTTTATGTATTTTTTCTAAAGCCTCTATATTTACTATCTTATCGGCTTCAAATGGGAATCTAATAACATCTTGAGATACTTCAACAACATGAGAAGGCAATGTCTCCATTATTTCTCTATGCATTTTAGTAAGTCTATTTATATCAAAAGCACCTGCTATTGATGGGTCTGAAGCAAGTTCTCTTATACCTTTATCTGAGTTTACAATAACTCTTCCTCTTTCAAGATCTACTTGAATTAAACCAGCTTCATTCAATAATTCTACAGTTTGAATAGAATGAGGTGAAATATTCATTTTATTATATGCTTGAACTCTTACGTAAGATAAAGTATTAGGGTCTCCTAACACAGCAGCATCTATTCCAATACCCATACTTTCATACATACCTATAAGTTGTGCTGCTTTTTCTTCACTAATTCTTAAAATATCAGAATTTTTTGGTGTTCTTGCAGTATTAGGATGACCTGCATATAAAGCTTTGGCTAAACCTCTTATTTTACCTTGTAATTCAGTATCTCCTACTGTTGCTGCACTTCCATCTTCACCAACAACTACTACTTTATCTGGTTGTATAGCTCTCCCAGTATCAGGATCTGTAAGTTCTCTTAATAAAACACTTCTAAATTGTCCATCTTTACTATTTTCAGTAGTTATTTGATTTGTTACTACATCACTAATACGTTTTTGACTTTTAAATTTATGAGAATCAACTATAGTTCTTAAGTAAGGATTTTGTTCTAAATCTCCTAAATTAGGAATATCCATCCAAGTTCCATCTCCTAAACCAATATTATTTTGTTCAACTTTAAATTCTTTTACAATTCTTTCTAATCTTTGAGTTTGAGGACTATTGGAGTCACTTAAATCTACTTTAGGTTTAAGATTGCTTGTTTCTTCAATAGCAAGACCTACTCTTTCTAATGATTTTATCATCATATGAATTTCACCAGGAGCATTAAATTCACTCTGCCATTCTATTCCTCCATGTCTAATAATGCCATCAGTTCCAATAGTATTTTTTAATATAGCATCACCTGCTCCATCAGAAGACTCTCTATTTAATCTTTCAAAAAATCTATGATATAATCCTTTTATAGATTCTGCTTGCTGTCCAACAACATGATCCATAAGTTCTTGATATGTTGTTTCCTTCATTGTCTTATCTTTAAATCCAATTCTCTCAAGCTCTCCTAAGAAAGCTTTTCTATCTTTTGTCGATAGATAATTATAATTAAAGGCTTTAAAATCCTCCCCTTTTTTGCCCATAAAGCCCATTGCATTTCTAAGTAAACTAAGCTCTTCTATTTTATCACCAGAAACACCTAAAGACTGTTCACTTAAAGCTTTAATTTTAGATTCGTATTTTTTAAATACTTCTAGTATTTCCCGAGAAGTTGCATCTGCTTTAACTCCTATATGAAGATTCATTACAAGGTCTTTATAATCTTTAACTTTTAAATAATCAGAGACACTAGAATGGTCAATTCCCATAAGACTCATTAATTTATAGTGATTATTTAATTCTACAGCCTTAGCATCTCCAGATCTAGCTGCTGGATTATTAGCCCATCCACCTCTACCTCTAGACATAAATGCTCCAATAAGCATATGGGTAAGTAGTTCTTCAGGAGGTAAATGTCTAAATGCTGCCATATTATTTCTAAATAAATCAACATTCATAACAGCAGAACCAGCTGCATATCTAAAAAGTGTACCAGGATGAACTGAATCCATTACAAAATCTTTTCCAAATAATTTAAGCATATCAAATTTACCAACACTTTGCTGTATTTGCTTTCCAACATCTACTAAATCATCAATATTTTTCTGAATACTTAAATCTATACCATTAAATTCATCTATATGATATGATTTATTACTAATACGTGAAGTCCATTTACTTTTTTTAATAATATTTGAACGAGGACCACCTGTAATAACTTGCAATAAACTTCTTAAATTCTCAGGACCTTTTTTTAACTTAACTAACTCATCATAATTTGTTTTTCTAAAATTACCTTTTATTATTCCCCATGCTTCACCAATTCTTCTTTCACCTCCACCTGGCCAAGCACGTATAGCTGGGAATAAAAATGAAAGAGCTAATGAATGTAAAACAGTTGAGCCAGGAGCAAATGGAACATCTTCTCTTGCAGCGGCAATAGCAGTACTATGTATAAGACCATGGGTAGTTAAAATAACTGCATCTTGAGCAACTTCTCCCATATATTTAGATAAACCTGCTCTCCACCCTGCAGTTCCATACCTAGTCCCAAGTTTGTTATGTACCCAAGAAGCAATACTATTTAAATGAGCTCCTTCATCTAATCCACTTTGGAATGTTTTCATTATACCAGATAATTCTGTACGACCAATATCTTTACCTGTTTGATCTTTAACATATTTCCTAACAGAACCTTCAACAGTTTGCATTAAATTATCATTAGCATTTCGAGCTATTTCCCCACCTAACTCATGCTGTTTTAAGAATTGGTCTCCCTCTTTAACACCTTTCTTAAGACCTGCCTCTATAGCTTCTTTATAAGCATTTGTAACTGTTTTACCTGTAGCTTTTTTTATAGCATTTTTAGCTAAATATCTAGAGCCTTGCTTTAAGCCCATCATGCCAAATCTAGTACCCTTGCCTATCCAACCCATAGGTGTAAACATACCAGCAGCTTCACCAATAGCAGCGCCTACTTTTTCACCTGTAGTTTTTTCTTCCCAAGGAGTTGTTCCTAAACCTAATAATTCAGATCCTCCCATTGTAGTTGCAGATATAAAATGTTTACCTAAGCCTTCCCATAAAGTCGCTGGAAGACCTAATTGCTCTTCTTCTTCTTCTTCTTCCATGCTAAAACTAAACATATCAGAACTTAAAGAATCATTTTCAAATAGATTACTACGATATCTATTATAAAATTCTTCAGATAATGGCATTTATTATTCCTTATTTGTATGTTTTTAAATTAAAATATCCAGAATTCTCTTCAAAATTATCTTCATAATCTATATGACGTGAATCAGATTCGTCAGTAGAAGCCTTATAAGCTGCATTTAAAGCCCTAACTACAGTTGCATGATCACTATG